ATTGGATTGATTGTGAAGGTTGCATTATCGGTGATTGGTGCGGTTTGTATCTTGACAACGATTCTTTATTTGTATGTCATCAGTAAGGGGTTAAATTCTACAATCATTGAAACTACCTGGAGCAATCTATTTGGAATCATCTTGACCAACTCGTTCTCAATCATCGGAACGATTATGGGTGTTAAACATATGGCAGATAAAAAGTAATGGAAAAGATAGCAGAAATGTACATCGTCAGCATCTTCGCAGGAGCGATGATTGCATTGTTCTTCTTTGGAATTGTGTTCTTCGTTGATCAGTATTATATGGACAAAGACAAAAAGCAACACAAGGAGTAAATTTCTATTTGTTTGCGTGGCATCTATCAAAAAACCTTCAGCACTTCCAGTATCGTTTGACCAATTTAAGAAAAATCCAATTGCTGCCGTTGCTTTTTGTATGCTTGTGGCTGTGTCTTATTTGTATGTTGACCTTCGCTCGGGCTACAAAGAACAAATTGAAAAGAGTAATCAAAAGATAGATGCTCTTGATATTAAGATTGACCGATTGACCTACGCCCTGAAGCGTTCAGATTCTGCATTGGCATCTGCCATCACGGAGATTCGGATAATGAATACTATGAAAAAATTATGAAACACATCACATTGCTTTTTGTCGCTTGTTTTTTTGTGGGGATTATTGCCACACCAATTAAAAAGACCAAGTCAGTACCTGTTGACGAAGTGGAACTGATGCTCCAAAAGATATCTGAGAATTTAGAGATGGCATCGGTTGCAACTGCACAAGCAAAAGCAATGGGTGAGAAGATGGTCGCTGAGAAAGTTGAAGAGAAAGCACAGTTAAAAGAAGCCGTTGCCATTGCCGAGAACAAGGTTGATGTGATGACCAAGAAAGTTGAAGTGTTTTCAGCCAAGATGATTGGTGCTGGACTTGATACAAGCGAAGTGCCATTGAAACTATCAGGCAAGGCATACGATGCTTGGTTGAACTATGTTGAAGAAGGTGGTAAAGAGGACTTTGAGTATTTCCGTTTATACATATTTAACTAATGGCAAAGGCAACCAACACATCCACATTTAGAGCGAAGCCAAAGAATAAGCTCCGCAGACATACCAAGCACAAAAACAAACATAAGTCAACCAAACCATATAATAAACAAGGAAGATGACAAGAGAACAAATTGAAGCTGCGATGATCAAGAAGGGATTCGCTTATTTCTCAACTGGAGAATTGAATCTGAACATCATCGGTGTTCGCCAAAGTTCAACCGGCAACAAGGTGACAAACCTATTTGATGACTTTCTAACTTTGAGCTACAAACACAACGGTGCTTGGGTATTCAAAAAGTGGGCAGCCACAACTGATCCAGGAACAAAAGGCGTGAAAGAATTTCACAACGCTGCTGGTGTTGCTCGTTTGGTTGCTGGTCAATATCGTGGTTCACACGCTATCGGTTTGCATCAAGGCAAATATGAAGCGTTGAAACAAGCGAAGAATGTCAAAGTTTATCGTGATGCCAACAAGGATATGACCTATGATGAAAGCAAAATTCAAGAAGGTGTGTTTGGAATCAACATCCACAAAGCCGGTGCAGATTCTACCTATGTTGAGAACTGGAGTGAAGGTTGTCAGGTGTTCAAGAAGTCAGCTGACTTTGACGAGTTTATGGTCATCGTTAAAAAAGCCGCAGCATTGCACGGGAATTCATTCACTTACACATTATTAAACTCAAACGAAATATGAAGTTTTTAGATTTTTTCAAAGGTGACAAAGGAGAAGCATCGTCTAAAAGATTCGTTGGCATCATTGGTGCTTTTGTTTTGTTTGGCACTATGGCTCACAATTCTCTTAGTCCTGCTGACATTGTACCTTCTGCCGATTTGGTTAGTGCGGTAGAATTTATCGTGATTGCTTGTCTTGGATTCACATCTATTGACAAGTTCTCAAACAAAAAGGAATAATTGCTATTTAGTAGAGATGATCTTCCAAAGAATTAATTTTCACGACAATGTTCTTCCCGTATTCAAAGAGAATAAGGCGAAGGGATATGTCACTTTCGGAGCGGACAATCTCTATCCCGAATTTTTAATAGAACTATTTAACAAAAGCCCCAAGCACAATGCAATCGTTTCTTCAAAAGCTTCGTATATATCTGGAGTTGGCACTAAGGTATTTGGATCAAACACCGTTGACATCGCAAAAGCCGAAGCCAAGATCAAAGCCATCAACGGCTACGAAACCCTTGACCAAGTCAAAACCAAAATAGCGTATGACCTTGAGTTGTTCAATGGTTATTGCTTGGAGATAATTTGGAACAAAGCCAAGACGGCAATTGCAGAGATTTACCACATCCCTTTCAAGAATATCCGCAAAGGACTTGAAGGTGATTATGTGTATTGTGAGGATTGGACTGACCGCAAAGCGGAGCAAGTTCACTATCAGCCATTCAACGCAACCACAAGAGAATCAAAGTCACTTTATTATTGCCAATTCTACCGACCCGGACAAGGTGAATATCCTTTGCCTGATTATGTTGGTGCGTTAAAATACATTGAAGTGGACACCGAGATTTCAAATTACTATTTGAACTCAATCAAAAACGGATTCACCGCACAAACGCACATTCAGTTATTCAAGGGAATCCCAACACCTGAAGAAGCTCGTTCAACTGCAAGACGATTCAAAGAGAATTATCAAGGCACGGACAATGCCGGTGGACTGATTATCCAATACAACGATCCACAAGAAAAGGAATCAGTCATTTCCAACTTGCAACCATCGGACTTTGACAAGCAATTTGATTTGCTAAATAAGACCGTACAACAAGAGATATTTGTTGCACACAAGGTGAACTCACCGATGTTGTTTGGAGTGCGTGTGGAAGGTCAATTGGGAGGTCGTAGCGAGATGATTGAAGCTTATGAGATGTTCCAACAATCATACATTGAACCAAGACAACAAAAGATTGATGATACTTTGACTTATTTGTTTGAGTTCATCTCTCCAGTTCGTTTGGAAACAATTAACAAACCACCAATCGGATTGGATTATCAAGCGTTATTTACTGCCGGTTTAATTTCAAACGAAGAAGCTCGTGCAGAATTAGGACTTCCAGCACTTTCAAATGTAAAAGTGCAGTCATCATTGAACGATGCCATCAACGCATTGTCACCTTTGGTTGCAAACAATGTCTTGTCAAATATGACTATCAACGAGAAGCGTCAATTGGCGGGACTTGCCCCGATAGTTGGTGGGGATTTGTTGGAATCGTCATCAGCCCCCGTTGCCTTGTCATCACAGAATCCTTTTGGATGGGATGATGAGCGTGACTTGGCGGTCTTTATGAAGTATGGTGAACCTGCTGAGAACTTTGAAGCAATGAAGTTTGACTTCGCATCTGCGATTGAATCAGCCATCTTGAATGTGTTGAAGGAAAACAAAGGTTTGCAGATAGGCGATATCGTCAACATCACCAAACTTGATCCACAAGTCGTGGTTGATACCATTGCAAAATTGAACGAAGCAAAGTTAATCAAGGGATACAATCAAGGTCTTGAGGTTACAACAAAAGGATTGGAAGAAATCAGTCAGTTGCAAACCGAAATTGTTGTCCGTTACAAATACTCGGTTGCACCAGGAATATCGGGTGGACTAATTATACCGGGCTCTCGTGAGTTCTGCCGTCAAATTGCACAAAGCAATCGTGTTTATTCTCGTGCGGATATTGATGCAATGTCAGCACAAACGGGAATTGATGTTTGGTCAAGACGAGGTGGATGGTATCACGACCCCGTGAGAGATGTGAATGTTCCACAATGCAGACACATTTGGCAACAACAATTATTGAGGAGAATCAAATAATGACAAACTTTGTATATTTCATATCAACAACCTATTTGAAGGACAACACCCCTTTGAATGAGAATGTTGACGACAAACTGCTCAAGTCAGCAATCAAAGAAGCTCAGGAAATCTACATCCGTGATGTAATTGGTTCGGGTATTTACAACCAGTTGCAGACACAAGCGTTTGCATCTACATTGACTAACTTGAACACAACCCTTTTGGATTCATACATTGCACCTTGTTTGAAGTATTATACTTTGACCGAAGCGATGTTGCCAATGACATTCAAGTTGATGAACAAATCGGTTGCATCTCGTGAATCGGACAATGCTCGTGCAGTATCGGTTGAGGAGATGACATTGATTGAAGGCAGATATCGTGACAAAGCGGAATACTATGCCAATAGGTTGCGTGATTACTTGCGTACCAACACGAATGACTATCCATTGTTCTTGAATCCCGGCAATACATTTGATACCATACGACCTAAGAACACCGCATTCAGCGGAGGAATTTATCTACCGACAAACTATGACGATTGCTTCTGGAACTATGACTTCCCCCCCGACGAGAACAAATAAGTGGCAGAAAAACAACGAAGCCAAACTTCTCAAATTCCTAAAAAATGACATTAAACCAAATCATAGCAAAGATTCAGACCGCAGCCGAAAGCCATAAGATGGTCGGTCACTTTGGTGTTGGTCAACAATCGAATTTGACGGTTGAGAATGTTGAGTACTATCCGTTGGTGTGGTTGTATCCTGATGGGTTCAATCTCCAGTCAGCCGGAAAGTTGATGACCTATAACTTTGCTTTGCTTGTGATGGATCGTGTGTTTGAATCTGAATCCAACACAATTGAAGTGCTTTCGGATACGGCTCAGATTATGGCTGACATATTTGCTTTGATTGACAACAACAATCAGGCAGATGGTGACTTTGAATTAAGCATCAACGGAAATGCCACTCCTTTCTACGATGCAAAAACTGATATACTTGCTGGATATGCAATCAACTTCCAAATCCTCACTCCTTATTTGGCTAATAGTTGCGTCGTTCCTGTGTAGTGTGCTTTGGTCAATGTTTAACTTTGAAGAAGAACACCGACCCGTACCACCACAGATCAATGTAGAGATGCACGAAAGAATTGTAGAGCATACCAAGATAAAAAGAATAAAGCTCATTGAAAAAATCAACCACTATGATACGATATTTCTTGATACTTTTGATGCTACATCTTCAGGGCTTGAAGGGGCAATCAATCTCCATAGATTCTGCGACTCTACGCTCGGCAAATAGTTACTTGGTCAAAGGTGCAATCGCACGTCAGAAAGTAAGCCAGTTAATGAAGGTTGTCCAAGCGGATTCAATCATCATTGATCAGCAAGATTCTATCATCATCAAACAAAAGTTAAACATCGGATATTTGAAGGATGAGAACAAAGTCCTTGTGAAGCAAAATAAAGCCATCTCACGCACTTTGAAGTTGTTTAAGAGTATAAGTATAGGATTAGTTGTTTTAACGCTTGTAGGATGGCTGAAATAGATTTATCCAAATTACCCGATGCACTTGATACTTATTTGGGAGATGCATCTCAAGGTTCACTACTTCAGCAAATCATCGTTGAGTGGTGGAACAAGAAAGTCATCCCACCAATTTTGGCGAATCTTGATGCAAACAATAGCATTGCAAGTGGTAAACTTCGCCAATCGTTCGCACCAGGAAACATCACCAAGTCACCGACATCAATCAACACCATTCTTGTGGCTGAGGATTATTGGGAGTTCATTGAATACGGAAGGAAGCCAACACGAGGAGGACATATTGAAGGCACTCCTTACCTATGGCAATCACTTGTTGAGTGGATAAGGCA